ATTTATATGTTGAAGTATTATAACCACTATCGCTATCTAAACTTTCATTATTATATTGAACAGTTGTCATAGTACCATGTGATATTGCTTGTGTAGAAGCACTTCCTCTTGCAAAAAAATATGGGCTATTATCTTCCCCCTCTGCATCAGCAAAAGATAATTGACCAATACCTGTTGTTCCTGAACCACTTACACTTGCTACTTTTAAAAATTTATCAGCAGTAACATTTCCTGTTGGAAGTATAAGCTCATACGATTGGCTATGTGAGTGGTCAGGCGAAGAAATTTTTACACCATGAGAATTTTGTGAGCAGTTTAATTGTATAGTTCCATTTTCTGAACTGCCATCTCCTTTTACAGTAAGACCAGCACTAGAACTATCAGATATTAAATTTAGTTTATTTTTTGTGATTGCACTATCAACAACTGTAGTTGCTGTTCCTACATCATTGACATTACCTAATACTAAAACGAAGTCAATTACATCAGAGCTTGTTAATGCCTCACTAAACGTAAGTGTTGAACCTGAAACAGTAAATGAAGATACTGGAGCCTGAATTGTCCCATTCAAACTTAAAATTATATGATTGGCACTTTGGGGCGTAAAATTCACAGAATTTTTTTGCATAGTATAACTAGCAGTTGCACTTGTCGTTATGCTATCAAGTAAAACGAAATCGCCTGATACAGGTGTTTTGCCTATGTATGCCATTATTTAGGATTATCCGTTCTTACTTTATCGTTATGGTCTTTGAATAACGATGTGCCATTTTTTTGATCTTTATATAACATTTCTAGCTGAGACTCCCAAGAACCATATTGTGATCTTCTAGTTGCATCTATACCAGCATTTTTTTCAACAGTTTGACCAGCAGTTTCATAACTTGATAATTTAGCATCAGTTGGTTTTGTTAATCCCTCAACATTCCAAGTTTTAATAGATTCGCCATTCACTCCATCATCAACAAGTTCAATATTATTTTGTTCATTTTCCCATGTTTTAGAATTTTCTTCTAAATACATTTTAACTTTTGTGAATAACATTACCATATTACGGTAAATCCTTTGTTGGTAATCTTATTATAGCTAAGTTGCCACTAGTTATATTTCTGGAACCAGCACCGTCAGTATGCCTAACTTTTATTTGAAAAAAAGAAGTGTCATTTGCTGTTAAAATTATAGCACCAGCCTCTCCATGTGAAGAACCTCCACCGCCTGTATTATGTCTACTAATAATATAATCATCATCATCATGCGAACTATAAACTTTGGTTTGAACTTCTACCCCATTTTCAACATTATCAAAATTTACTCCACAACAAATTAAATAATAACCTTTCATATTTGGCGTAAACCTACCATTTGATGAAATTGTTGATGATACAGTTCCAGATTGTTGAGATGTATTTACAGTACCATTATCGTCCCATGCAGTAACAGTTGTTGTTGAATTAGCATTTATTGATTGTGAAGAAGAAAAAGCTGAATCTTTATAAACTAAAAAAGGGGAATTATGATTTGAAAAAAAATTATAATCTATTCTTTTAAGTGTTCCACCATCATTAATTACTATTTCATCTGTTTTATCAGGAACAGCCGCTAAATCTGTTTGTCCTGTTATGCTTGTAATATCAAACCCACCGCCAACATGACTTGCATCAATTCTTTTTAAAACTCCACCATCAGATATTAAAAATTCATCTGTGTCTGCTGGTGCTTCAGCTAAAGCAGTAAAACCAGAAATAGCAGTATCGCCAATATGTGTTGAATTAATTATATCAGCTTCAATGTCTGAAGCAGTTAAAGGAACTGAAGCTGGTTGTACTCCTATAAATCCCATATTATGTTATCTCTAATATACTTAATGTTGCGTCTATTTTAGCCGCTACTGAACAATCAATTTGTAAAACATCAGTTGCTTGCATAACTATTTTACCACCTGTCAAAACTTCAAGAGTAGAGTTAGCTGGAACTGTAACTGTGCTTACTAATTTTACATTCTCATTTGTCTCTGTGTCTGAAGTATCAGATTGCATATTTACTGAGGCTGTTACTGATGTTGTGTGAACATTACACAATAATAAACCAACAATAATTGTTTGAGTAGAACTTGGGCAAGTATAAATAGTAAGAGGTGTTCCAGCACTTGCTGGCATAGCCGCATTTGTTTTTACTTTAAAGGTGTTAGCCATTTATCTCTCCTATCCTAAGGCGATCGCTAAAGCGGCCGCTTGAGGGTCAGTTTCAGAAATTGTTCCTGTTACTGACATTGTACTAGTTATTGCATTACTAGAAATGTTGATCTGAAACAACTCAATATTATCTGAACCATCATTTATTTTTACTTTAAGAACTCCACTTGTTCCGTTATCTACCCACATAGTCCCTGTAGTAACTGATGATGGTGCTGAACTTCCTATGTGCATAGAGTTCATAGCACCAAGAATATTATTTAATTCGGTTCTAAAAGCCGAAAATCCTTGATTTGCTAGACTTACATCAGATACTTGACTCATTAATTATCTCTTAAATTATTATGAAGAACTTTGCAACCCATAACCTTTTGCTATGTAATCAAAAGTTCTATCTACTGCTGAACCACTTGAATTAACAAAAGCGATTGTAAAACCACTTACAGTTTTTGAACTAATTGTAAAAACATCTCCTGTTGCCATATTTTGAGCCGCAATACCTATAGATGGAACTGCAAAAAATGGATTAGTGTATGTTATAGTTTTAGAACCTGAGCTTGTTGCTAAATTACTTTCAGCAAAAATTCTTTCTTCCATATTTAATTTTATAGCAATATTTTTTACATTACTTGATGTTTGGTTGTCATCATTTGTTAATTTTAATCTAAACTTTGCAAATTTAAATTTAAAGGTAGCTGATTGAGTTATGTCAACAAAATTAGTACAATCGGCAAGAGAAGTAGTTGAAGTAGCTATTTGAACTCTATGAAATGCGTGTATTTGTTCTGTTCCATCAAAAGGTGCTTTGGCTTCATCAAATAACAATGCACCTCTTCCACTATCAAATTTATCGTAAGGATTTTCTGCATCTAAAGTTATTGTAGGCTCAATATTGCCATCATAAATCTGTGTAAGTGATAATGAATTACCAAAATTATAAAAACCTTTTGCATCTCTATTAGTATTAAAAAAGGTTGGATTTGATGTTGTATCTGTTCCACCTAAATCAAAATCTTTACAGCTAAAGGAAAAGTTGCGTCCATTTGATCTGCCGCATCTACTATATCTGGTGTCTCAGTAAAACTTGATACAAGTTGATATGCTTGAATACCTGATATGTTTGTTGATACAATACTAGCCTCTGCTGAAGTATTACTATTTTTATCTACTGCTTTGATTAAATAACTACCTGTTCTTGCTGGGACTATAGCACTATCGCATTTTCTTCTTGGACATCTAACTAAATTTGAAGAGTTTAGCCAATTAGCACCTGATAAAGTATTTTGGTATCTAATCTCATAAAAAGATATATCTAAATCGCTTTCTTGACTTGGTGGTGTCCAAGTTAATTTCATATGATCTTGTCCGTGCATTTCAACAGCAAAATCTTCAACATTACTAGGTGCTTCAACTCCACCAACAATAACTCTAGTTGTAGATACAAAAGTTGATTTAGAACCTATAGTGTTTACTGCTCTTACTCTTACTTGATACTCAGCCGCATCAATGACATTTAGATGTTGATATTCTAATATCTTACCAACTGCTATTTCTCTAAATGAGTCTGTTACTGTATTTCCATTTTGATCTTTCGTTTGTTTTATTTGTACTTCATAGTTATCAACAAAGTTATCAGGGGAAGCACCAACTGTTATAATTAATCTAGTGATAACAATACCATCAGCATATTCTATAAGTTCATCAGATAAGGTTACACTAGCTGGTGGCTGTACACTAAAAGGATTTGGAAGTGTTGTATCAGGTATAGTTGCCACTTCTTGTTGCGTTCCAAAAGTATAGTAAGAGTC